TTGCGGAGCGTCTTCTTTCCAACAAAACGCATGAATGGGCATCCTCCACCATATACCACCGTCTTCCATAACGAAGTGAAATAAAGGGGCTTGAGCTGGTATGGATGACATTCCAAAAATATAACAAGGAAATTTCTTATCATGAGAATCTTCTTGGTTTCTTAAAAAATTCCCACGGACATATGCTTCTACTATAGGAATAGGTGTATTTAAATATGACATAATATAAAGTTTTAAAAAATCCCGACCTAGCTCGGGATAACACATCGGATTTATTTAAGATGAACAACCAAAACAATCAAATTCACTATTTTCAGGTTTGGCTGGTAGATTCATATAACTGTAATCTACCTTTGGTGGCTCAGGAGTTGGTTTTGGTTTATTAACTTTTGAAGTGTCAATTGCTAAATGTTTTGCTCCCGTTGAAATTGCCTTTGTTCTAACATAGTAACAAAGTGTTTTCAATCCTTTTTCCCATCCGTAAAAATGTGATGAAGAAATCTTAGATAGGGTTGGGTTACCCATATAAATGTTCATTGATTGTGATTGGTCAATAAATGGTGCTCTATCAGCTGCCATCTCAATCAAGGATTTTTGTGAAATCTCCCAAATTGTTTTATACTTCTCAATCAGTCTTTCAATTCTCTTAACTTTAAAATTGTATCTTTTATCTTCAGGGTCCAAATAATTCAAGAAGTTAATTCCTTGTACTGACCCTTCATTCATAATGATTTCGTTTTTCAAGTCTTCAGACCAAATACCAATCTTTTCAAAGTCACTAATCAAATACTTGTTAACAATCATAATTTCACCACCGACAACACGTCGGTTAAAGATTGCAGAGTGAGCGGGTTCTGTCATTTCATATGAACCTGTAATCTTTGCTGAAGATGCTACAGGCATTTGAGCTGTGAATAATGAGTTACAAACTCCGTACTTACTAACATTCTGTTTCAAAATTTCCCAAGGCCATCTTCCTGATAAGTCATCTTCTTTTAATCCCCACATGTCAAATTGGAATACTCCTTTTGACATCGGTGAACCTTTAAAGTAAGCGTATGGTTCAAATTTACCATCCATACACAATCTATTACTTTCAGTGATTGCCGCGAAATAGATTGTTTCAAAGATTTCTTTGTTTAACTTACGAGCTTCTTCCGATGTAAAGATGTAATCCATTAAATAGAATACGTCAGCAAGTCCTTGAGTTCCGATAGCAATTGCTCTTTGATACAACCCACCTTTACGTCCTTTCTCAGTTGAGTAGTTGTTGATGTTAACAACCTTGTTCAACGCTCTTACAACTTTACGTGTTTCTTCATACAACCCTTTGAAATCAAACTCTCCGTCTTTAACGTAGTTCTTTAACACCATAGATGATAAAGTACAAATTGCAGTTGTATTTTCATCTGTATACTGATAAATCTCATTACAAAGATTTGATTGTTTAATAACACCAATGTTCTGATGGTTTGTCTTTTTGTTAGCACTATCTTTAGAACATAGATATGGAACACCTGTTTCAATTTGTGATTCAATAATTTTATTCCAAATCTCTTGAGCTTTAACCTTCTTACCAAGACCTTTATTTACCGCTAACTGATAATTCTCTTCATATTCAGTACCGTAACTTTCTTGTAATGGTTTGATACCTGCCTTTATAATATCGTTTGGACAGAACAAATACCAATCATCATTGTCCTTAACCGCTTTCATAAAATTATCAGGAATCCAAAGTGCCGTGAACAAATCACGAGCTCTCAATTCTTCAGCACCTGTGTTCTTTTTAATCTCCAATAAATCCATGATATCTTTATGCCAAGGTTCCAAGTAGATTGCAGCAGAACCAGGTCTACGTCCTTGTTGGTTAAAGAATCTAAGTGACTCGTTAACAATCTTCAAATACTTTAAAAGTCCACCAGCATGTCCACCTGAAGATGAAATACGACTCTCCTTACTACGAATGTTTGACATTGATAGTCCGATACCCGCAGCGTCAGATGAGTAAGTAGAGATATCTCTCATGGTATTTAACAAACCTTCTCTTGAGTCTGAATCGTTGTAATGTAATACACAAGAAGCAAGTTGTGGGACTTTAGTACCAGCGTTAATCATAATAGGTGTTGCTGGAGATATTCTTTGGGTTGATAAAGCTTGATAATATTCAATTGCCTCTTCAAATGTATCGGTTACCCAAAGAGCAACTCTCATATACATATGTTGTGGACGTTCAACTACTTTACCTTCTGATAACTTCAAAAGATACATTTCGGCAAGTGACCTCCAAGCGAAGTAATCAAAGTTATAATCATTATCGTGATTAATAATCTCATCAATTTTAGAAGGACCATATTTCTCAATAGTCTCCATTAACTTGTCATTAATGATACCTTCACTATGTAACAAATGCATTGTATTTGAGAAACTTGGGTCAGTTTCTTTGTGATAAGATGAAATAGCAACTGACGAAGCTAATCTTGAGTAATCGTGATGACTACCTGTAAATGCCGCAGCAATTTCATAGATTAACTTATCTAATTCTTTTGTTGTAATAATACCTTCAGTTGGTACTGAAGTGATAACCTTAATAAAGATTTCATCGGAGTTGACACTCAACCCCTTTGAAGCTCTTTTAATACGGTTATAAATTTTTTGTGGATTAAATGACGCATCATCTCCACCTCTCTTTTTAATTTTAAGTGACATCATAGTTTTATATAAGTAATAAATTAGAAATCGTCTGTAAAGGACAAAGTTTCATTCAATTTAGCTTTTTGGTATTCAACAGTTCTTGACTCAAAGAAATTACCCTTTGTTTCAACTGCGATTTGTTCCATAAATTTGAACGGTTGTTCAACGTTGAATTGTTTTTTACAACCAAACTTTACCAATAATCCATCAACAACAAACTCAAGATATTGTTTCATTAAGTTTTGGTTCATACCAATTAAAGAAACAGGTAACGATTCTGTGATAAATTCTTTTTCAATTTCAAGAGCTGAAAGTAAAATTTCTTTAATTCTCTTTTCACTCGGTTTGTTTTCAATGTGATTGTTTAATAAATGAATTGCAAAGTCACAGTGTAGGTTTTCGTCTTTGAAAATCAAAGAGTTAGCATTACATAGCCCTTGCATAATTCCTCTAGACTTTAACCAAAAGATAGAACAGAATGAACCTGAAAAGAAAATACCCTCAACCGCCGCGAAAGCAACTAACCTTTCTTGGAAAGATGCGTTCTCAATCCAATCCAAAGCCCATTTAGCCTTCTTTTGAACCGCTGGTAGGTTATCTAAAGCCGTAAAACATTTGTTCTTTTCATCCTCATTTGATACGTAAGTATCAATAAGAAGTGAGTACATTAGACTATGGATGTTTTCCATCGCCAACTGAATACCATAAAAGAATTTGGCTTCAGGATATTGTACTTCTCTGTAGAAATTTTCAGCCAAGTTTTCATTAACGATACCATCTGACGCAGCAAAAAACGATAAAATATTTTTCACAAAATACTGTTCATTTTCTGATAAGTTTTCCCAGTCACGTAGGTCACCGCTTAAATCTATTTCTTCTGCTGTCCAAAACGCCGCTTGATGCATCTTATAATATTCCCAAATATCATTGTATTTGATTGGAAATATTACAAAACGATTTGGATTTTCTACTAAAATTTTTTCCATTTTTTCTTCCATATTGTTTTAATAATTATACTGATTGTTGTTTTCTTTTTTCCATAATTTCTTTAATTCTACTTCTATTTCTTTCTTCCTTCTGTTCCTCAAGTCCCAAGAATGTTGTAGTACTTTCTGTATCAATTTCTAACATTTCGTTATTAAACTTACAGTTTTCAAATACCACCCCGTCTTTACCAATTCTTGACTTTGTAATCGCAATAGTCGCAAGATTCAATTCTTTTTGTTGTAGTGATTTAGCCACAGTGATGATAACGTGCCCCACTTGAGCTTTCTTAATAGACCCACCCATTTGGTCAGTTGTTACAACATCAGATGATATTGAACTTCTATTACCCTGTGTTGCCGTCCAACCAGCAATATCTAATTCATTACACATCGCCTCAAATGCTCTCATCACCGAACCCTCAGATTTCCATTCATCGTCCATCATCTTTTCAGGTGTTACACAATCAATATAATCTAAAATAACTACATCAATCCTATTACCATCAGCAATCATCTTTCTAATCTGATTCTTAATCTGATTCATAGTCATTGTATCAGATGGTAACTTTTTAAGGATTAACTTGTTCTTCATCGTATTCTTGATTTCATCAAGTTTCTTAATAACGATTTCTCTATTTTCACCTAATGAATCAGGAGAAATTCCTGTCCAACATGTGAAATGTTTTCTTTGAATAACTTTTGGGTTATCCTCAAAGAAAATTTGTAAAACATTAAATCCTAAATTAAAAGCGTGATTAGCAATCTTTGTTGTTAACGTTGATTTACCAACACCCGTGGGTGCTAATATAACGCCAATTTCCCCTTTTGCCAAACCACCCTTCAAAAGATTATCTATACCCGGTATTCCCATAGGAATTGGGTGTCTATAATCATCCGCTAAAACTTCATCTAAATTTTCAAATACTTCCCCTGTTCCTCTATCTACGTTTCCAACCTGTAAAGCCTCTCTAACCATCTCTTCCAAAGTGTCATAGTTTTCAAACTCACCATGGTCAATAATTTTTTTAGCCTTATCCATAACCTTTTGAAGTTCCTGTTGTTTACAAAACTTCAAAGCTTTCTCTTGGACGAAATGAACACCATCATCTGTTACATTCTGTATATCAGAAATAGTGTCAAGAGTTATCTTTAATAATAACTCCTGACTAATTTCACTCTTAGCTTTTTGTTGAATTGTCTCAAAACTTGGGCTGTGGTCAAACTTCATGTAATACTCCTTCACCATTTGAAGAAATAATCTAAAGTATTTGTTTTCAAAGTAGTTAGGTTCCATCACCTCAATAATTGAGTGTGCGAAGTCTTTATCAACTATCGTTTGGTTAAGGAGTTGTAGTTGAAAAGTTTCCCCTAAATAATCAAAATTTTTGTCAGCCATATTATGTTTGTTTTTTGAATAAATATCAACGAGCTAGCTGATAACCCATGTATTCGTGTGTTAAATTTCTAGATGACAACACGTCAGTCAGACCAAAAAGGATACCTTTTAGGAACGGGCGTATGTCTACAGTGTATCTTACCTTCGGTGGGTAAAGTTTTGCATCAAACGTATAATGACACATTGTCGTATCTCCATTTTTGATGTAGATGTTAAACGACTCAGGTCCGTCAGTGAATGATGTGTTTAAAACCTCAGGGTCTTCACTAATCTGATATTGATTGTCCAACATGTAGTTTACAGTTTTCATTTTGAAATTTTCTTTCAAATCTGAAATGAAACCATCCATAATGTCAATCAACTCAGCCGAGTTGTGAGCCTTTGGGTTATACCCTTTAACGTTAAAAAAACGTTGTACGATAAAATTGTTGTTTACCGTCATCAAGAATTCCAGTTTGGTAATGTCTTGTTCTTTCATAATTTATTTTTTGTTTGTTTTTGTTTTTTCTTTTCTTGTTAACTTCATGAATGGTTGGATAAAATATGTCCAAGCGTCATCCCCTTTTGGTAGGTACTTAAACAATCCGTCTTCAACCATATACTTAATTAAATTCTTATAACTTCTACCTTCAATATCTAATTTTTCAGTAACAATTAATTGTATCTCTTCTTTGTCTTCATCCCTTAATAGTGGATTAGACAAATCAACAATCTGTTCATTAACTTGGAAAAATTCTTGTTCAAAAATACCTGATTTGGTTTTACCTGTTAAAAGATTTTTTAAAGTCTGATTGTCTTTTTGTTCTTTTAATAAGTCTTCAGCCTTTGTTAAAATATCGTTATAAGAAACTTCTTTTTCAAGTATTTCAGGGAAAAACTTAACTAAAGTTTTTTCACCCAAAAGATAGATACCTTCAATGTTATCTGATTTATCACCAGTTAATATCTTTAAGGTTTTTACGTTATAGTGTGGGAACTCAAAATCATCAAATTTAATCTTATCCCCGTGTTTAAACGTAGCTTTGACTGATGGTGAGTATATTGACACGTTTTCGGAAATAAGTTGTGTTAAGTCTCTGTCTGATGAAAAAATAAGTTTGTCTTCATTTTCAGATACTTGACAATAATAAGCAATTAAATCATCAGCTTCTCTTCCACTAATCTCTAATTGTCTAATATAAACCTCTTCCAAATATTGTTTGATACGATTTTTTTGTTTTAGGTAGGACATAAAGATTGCGTCCTCCATAACCAATCGTCGGTTTTGTTTGTATTTGGGGTAAAGAATTCCACGTAAACTCGTAGAATCTTCACCATCCCAAAATACTACTACCTTGTCAAAGTTTTGTTCATTAATGAATTTACGTAAAGTATTCATGAAATGATACAATGCCCCAATGTGTTCTCCATTGTGGAAGTAGTCCTTCACACCATGAAACCCAATTTTCATTAGGTTGTTTCCGTCAACAAGTAGTGTTTTTTTCACGAACTAAAATTAAAATTGTTCGTTTGTAAAAGTTTCTTCAGTCTCGTCAAGAGTTATTTCACCTGTACCTGAAAGGATTGCGTTCCAATATTGTGAATACTCTTTCTTGTATGTTTCAAGAGCATCTTTATCGTCAGCAATATATCCTTGTGGTGTTGCAATAATCTTACCATCCTTATATCCTAATCCATTGATATGGTTCTTTAGGACAGAGATTTTGGTTCGGATAGCGTAAGATACCGTTCTACCATTTTTAGTTGCGGTAATGTGGTTAATACCAGCATTCTTTTGATTACCAAATAAGAATACAAGAGCTGATGCCAACCATAGAGCTTCACCACCTTTTGCTTTAATTGTTGGTTGTCCAAATGGATTATCAGGTAACTCAACCCAAGGTTGATTAACTACCACCATTGTATTTGTATATGGGTAATCTTCTTTACGTGATTTAGTAATACGAGCTTGGATACCCATACCAATCTTATCCGCCAATACAGATGCGTTGTGTTGTTTACCACCCTTACCATCATAAGTCATCTTACATGGTACTGAACCAACTGAATCCCAAAGGAAACAAAGTGAATAAGGAATATTACCTTTTTCTTGTTCGTCTAATAATTCATTAATGTAATCAGTTACTTGTTCAATATAATCAAAGTTGTCGTTGAATATGAACTGTCCGTCCCACTCACCACCGGTCATCTCCGCCACCAAACCGAGTTCCACTGCGTGGTCCCAACTCCATTTTTTTTCGGTGATAATGAAAACAGGCAAATGCCCCTTCTTCTGAGCAGACACAGCTGCTTTGACAAGCGCAGTCGTTTTTGAAGAGTTCGAGTGACCGAGGAACATATTGATGTTACCCAAAGCAGGACCAGGTATACCGCAACTATTATGGAAAGCTTCACCGACTTCATAAAAGTCTGTTTCTTTATATTTTGTTTTTGTGGAATATTTGTCTTTGATTGCATCTAATGAAAATTCTTTTTTCTTTATTGCCATAAATGTCTATGATTTAAATTGTTTGTTGTTTAAAAATAACAAAGGGTAGGCACTTTGTCTATACTTGTACCTACCCTTTTATAAATTAGAATGGTAAATCACCATCTGGCTCGGCTTCCGCCTGTGGGTCAGTGTATGAACCACCACCAATAGTTTCTTCGTTTGCGGTACTATCACCATAAACATACTTACCTAAATCAGATGACCATCTTGGGGTCTCTCCACGAGCGATTGCTTCCAAATACTCAACAGGCTTCTTAGAGTAAACATCAGCCCAAGTAAGTGGGTCTTCAGTCCAAGTCTTAGCTGTTTCAGCATCTGTGTGAACAGGTGATGGGTCATCGTGCATTACAGTTTGGATAACTGTGTAGGTAGCACCTTTAGGAGTTTTTGCCTTAGCCAACTCAATGATTAAATCACGTCCATTAACAGGGTTAGTGATGTCACCTTTAGCTTTCCAAATAGGAATAATTTTATCAAGGATACCTTCGTTTTTGTAGTTGTGTTTGAATCTCCAAAACTTAACACCATCCGCCTCATTGTCACGGTCAATAACCTTAACAATATAGAATTTACGAGGTTTGTAAGATTTAGCAAGTTCTTTATCAGACTCTTTACCTGTTGACATTAATTCATCATGAATTTCAGTCAAAGGTGAACGCTCATTGTCGTTCTTTCCTGGGTCATAGATTTTATTCCATTTACCCTCAACTTGTACTTCGTGATACCATACTTCTTTGAAGGGTGAAGACCCATCGGGTGTAGGTAAGATACGAAGACGTTTCTGTCCTGAGTTTTCATTTTGCGTTAAGATTGCCGCAAAATATTTTTTCATTCTGTCTTCTTGAGACATTTTGTTTGCAGAGCTACCTCCGCTTTTCGCTTTTTCATACTGAGCGAGTACAGCATCTAGGGAATTTGTCGCCATTTTGTTTGTATAATTTATTAGTTAATATTCAAGTATAAGTGTGTCAGCCGTGATAGTCAAATTTGAAATTTAGAATTTCAAAGGTCTGTAGTCAGTTTCTTCTCCAAAGTCATTAAAAGTACTTTTAATTTCTGAAGGTGTAAAATCTTCTACTTCATCAGTTGTTAAAACATATTCATTTTTTCCTGATTTTTCCATATCTTGTTCTTTATCTACAAAGAAATCAGATAATTTTTGATTGAATGGTCCTGAGTCTAAACTTCTTAATTCAAGTTTTTCTTGTGGAGTCTTTTCTCTGTATTTTTCAATCTTAGCCTCAATATCATTTAATTTTGTAAAAATACCTTCCATATCTTTTAATTTACTTTCCAAACCATTTAATTGATTGAAAAGGTTATTAAAATACTCTTCTTGTTTTGTTTCAATATTTTGTTGTGATTTTACTAAATCAGTAATTTCCAATTCTTCAGTACCTGTTTCTTCAGAACCTTCATCACCAACTTTTTCAACATCTGGGTCTGACGCAATATCAATAGGTTCTGCCGTTGGGGCTGGAGGTGTCATACCCGCATCAGGTGCTGGTGGTACAGCTCCTGCATCAGGTGCTGGAGGTATTGCCCCCTCTTCAGCTCCTAGTTCAGGAATTGTCGCTTCTTGTTCAAAGATATAGTGATTAATATTATTATATCTTTTAATTTCTTCTAAAATTGTTTTATCTATTTTTGACATCTTATTATCCGTTTAAAAGTTGTTTGAAACCTTGTGTCGTTTCTACATTTATTTTTTTGTTCGCTCTCATAGTGTTATCAACTCTTTCAATTAAACCATCTTTCATTCTAATTGTATAACAATCACCAGTGTCTAAATCACATACCTCTTTAAATCCATTACCAACTTCTTTTTCAGTAATTCTTGTATTCTTACCAAGATAATTGTCTAAAATTTGTTTTGTGCTCATAAAATTGTTTTATTATAAATATATTAATATTATCAAATGTAAAACTGTGTTGGTATTTTTGATAATAATATGTCATAATCAGATTTATTATTTTTTTTGAAGTCTTCGTAAATATCAGGATATTCATTAATTTTTGTGTATGGAAAATATTCAATCCAAGCTTGAGCAACTTTTTCTTTAAATGCCAAAGTTTGTTCAGGATTATAATTTTCGACAGTATCTATTAAATCTGAAACAGTATTAAATATAGGTACGGCATTTTTAAAGAATTCTGAATAACGATTATTTACAAAGTTAATACAATCAACATCACTATTAAACACTGCATACGGTCTATTTTTTCTATCAGAACCTGTTAAACATGTAAACTGTCCTGAAAAATATTGTTGTACTAATTCACCATAATAAGGATATTCTAAAGTAATATCACCTAAATTATTTCCAATATATCTAAATCCGTGTGCCGGTAATGAACTATTAGGTAATGTATCAATTCGACTTGCAATTGTAAAAATTGCCATGACACTATAGAATGATAATGGATTATCAGTATTATCATTAATTAATTTATGTATTTCTTGTTCTGTTTTAAATACCGCATTTTCATTATATGGTTGATATTCCGCATAATCAGAATATAAAACCGACGAGCATAAACTTGATGAGTTTAAACTTTCATTACCATTTATATTCGATGACATTAATGCTTTAATTGCCGCTTTGTTTGTTGTTTGAGACGTACCAACAGTAGTTTTACTATTTTTTAAATTACTATTAATAGTTGTTAATAGTTGTGTTTTTAATGTCTGAAAGGTATTTTCAACTCTTGGTAAAGTGTTTCTACTTTGTCTAGTACCTGTAAATGAAGTTTTAAAAGAATCTAAAGTAATTGTATGAGTAACTTCTGTAATGTAATATGAACCAGCAAAAAGTGGGATATTTCTTAAGATAAAATACATTGTTGGTTGTATCATTGCGTTACCAAACCCATCAACAGTACATGAATAACTTCTATCTTTATAGATATTATATAAACTTACATTTTGAGTCGATGTCTGTATACCTGCACTTTGGTTAGCCAACGCATCTATAGACGCTAAAGATTCTGAAGTCGCTTTACCCAATTCTTGTGATACCGATATACTTTCAAATACACTTTGATTTTGTAATTGAAAATCAACTGAAAACCCAACAACTTTATTTGATTTGGCAAAATCCTTTTGACAAGGGTTTCTTAAATCATTATCGGATGGGTCATCAATATTTAAACCATCATCTTTATATCCATTTTTACTACTCTGTATTGGTAACTGATTTGACGGTTTTTCACTATAGATACTAACTAATTTTGCAGTTGTTTCTTGGTAATCAACATTTGTAAATGTCCCAAATAAATTATTTGCAAACTCATTTTGACCATTCTCATTATTTGTTTCATTTTTTGATGGGACATATGAATTATAAAAATTAATATATGACGGCATTGAAAATGTTACAAAATTATGAGTCTTAAATATTGAGTCAATCACAGTAAACACATTAGTTTTAGGTGATATATTTTTAAGGTACTTATTAACCACAGTTATATCAAGATATATATCTCCACCAATATTTCTATTAGCCCTGTCTAAAAATAAAAAGTCTTCAAATAATGTTTTAGTATTATAGTCATTAGATGAAATCCATTTATCATTAACCGCCTTAAATATATCATATAATTCAACTTTACTTTGATATCCTTCAATTACTGTTGATATTTCTTGAGTTTCACTTTTTTCTAAAGATGGTAAATTATTTATTAAAAAATTCATAACACCAGTAAAAACTTCAAAA